GATCTTACATGAGTACAGTCATCACTGTGATGTATATGAAGTGCTGGAGATCAGACATGTCAGGAAGTATGGCCAGCGTAAGTTTAAAAATTATGACTCATTTAAAACTGTGAAATGTCGAAAGTCAAACCAATAACAGCAGAGGATATAAACCAGATATACAGAGCAGTAAATGATGGCAAGATGGACCCGTTCTGGTGGGTGATTTACGATAGAGATAAAATGAAAAACAAGACTAAAGTAGGCACGTAATATACAGGTAAACATTTAGTAGTGTATTAGCTGTAAAAGACATATATATTTATTTCTTATATGTCTGAAAAAAGAAATATTTCTTTTGCTAACGGTGCCGACTGGGCTTCCATCTTTGCTGGCTATGCCACTAAGGCTGGGACTCCTATCAATGAGAATAGTGCTCAGCGAATTAGTACAGTACATCAGTGCCTGGATGTAGTGAGTCGGACTGTAGCATCTTTCCCCTGGAGACTGATGGAGAAAGTGAATGGCATAAAATCTAATGCGCAGAATCGGCCAGAATCTAAATTACTAAAGCAGCGACCTCATAAGCATTATAGCTCTCACATTTTCAGAAAAATACTGGTGATATCAATGATGTCTAAAGGTGCTGGAGCTGCTAAGATCCTTCAGGAAGGAAGTAGAATCACAGGATATGAGCTGAGAAACGTCAGCAATATACTACCAGTCGTCAGCCCTAAGACTGATGAGCTGTATTACTATGACTATCATGATAATGAGATCACGCATAGTGATGATATGATCTATGCCTTAGCTCATAGCAGGGACGGTGTCACTCCCCTTTCTATTATCAATCTTCATCGAGATGGATTAGGGACGGCTGCGAAGCTCGGTGACTTCGCTTCAGATTTCTGGAAAAATGGAACTTTTATAAATGGATTCTTAGAGACGGATACCACGCTCACACCAGATCAAAAATTAACGATTAGGAATGAAGTCATACAGGGGCTGGGTCGTAATGGAGGAATAGGATTTCTGGAATATGGAATGAAATTCAAAGGGGTGGGAATGGCCATGAAGGATGCAGAGTTCATAGCATTTCACAATCATACAGTCACTGACATATGTAGGATGTTTGGCGTTCCACCCTGGATGGTAGGTCACTATGCCAATGCTAATTTTAATAGCTCTGAGCAGATGGTTCTCTCTTTTGTCAATAATACAGTCAGGCCATATGCTCATCTGATAGATGAGGAATTCACATATAAGTCATTTCAAAATAGAGGACTGGAGAATGTCTACAGTAAACTGGAGATGAAAGGACTTCTACAGGGAGACATCAAGTCCAGAGCAGACTTCAATAAAACCATGCTGGGGCTGGGTGTCTATGATATCGATGAGGTCAGGTCGCTGGAGGATCTCAATCCACTGCCTGATGATAAAGGGAAAACGAGACTGGTACCATCCAACATGATCAGCCTGGACTATGTAGAAGAATTTAGCAAATCACTGGCCGATAAAATCGCTGCCAAAATGGAGCAGGCCGAAAAAAAAGAAACGAATGATTAAGAAATTATTATCACCTCAGAGTAGATCAGTAGACGAAGATAAGAGGACTGCACTATTCTGTATCAGTGATGAGACAGAAGACAGGCATAGAACTATTATAAAGATGGATGGATGGGATCTGTCTGATTATAATAATAGTCCTGTGGTGCTCTGGGGACATAAATCAAATACTGATAATCCTGATATGGTACTGGGTACTGGTAGGGTGTATCGTGAAGGTGACAAGCTGATGGGAGAAGTGACATTCGAATCAGCTGAGGTGAATCCACTGGCTGAAAAAGTATTTCAGAAAATCATAGCTGGTACCATCAGGATGACATCCGTGGGATTCGATCCCTCTGAATACCGCTGGGGAAACAGTGATCTGGATGAAGATCCTGACAAGTTCTACTATGTAAAGCAGTCACTCCTGGAGTTCTCTATAGTTCCTATCGGTAGTAATCCCAATGCTCTGATAGAGAAAAGCCTGGAGGCGGTAAATAGACATAAGGCAGCAGCTCAGCAGATAAATCAGAAAACAGATCAGGAGGATCTGGATGAGCAGCAGCGCAATCATAAGGCTATTAGCATTGCATACGCTTTGCAGTAATTATTAATAAATCAAAAATTTTAAATTTTTCAAATGAAAAAGAAACTGTTAGAACTTCAGCAAAAGCGAATTGCAAAAGCTGATGAATTGAAAAAAATCATGTCTATCACTAAGGGTGTCAAGGCATCTGAAGGTGTGGAGGCCGTAGAGGCTAGGTCACTGGACAAGGAAGAAGCAGCCAAACGGAATACGCTGACTGATGAGATCCAGGTCATAGACGATCAGATCAGAGAGGTAGAGGCTAACATCAAAGCAGATGGACTCCTGGCTGTGAGAACTGTGGAGCGTAAAGTGAAAGAGAAAAGAGAGTCAGAGATCACCAGAGCATCTAAGCAGTATAGCATCCTTAAAGCTATGAGAGCTAAGATGGAAGGGAGAGCTCTGGAAGGGCTGGAGCGTGAAATGCACGAGGAGGCAGTGATGGAAGCTGCTGTGTCAGGGAATAGTGTGACTGGTATTGGTGTACCAGCAGCACTGATCTCAGTGGAAAGTCGTGACCTGACAGTAGGGACTGCGCAAACTGCTGGCAATCTGGTCAATACTGAATACGGGGAATTCATTCCAGCGCTCAGGCCAAGGCTAAAGGTGATGGAGATGGGAGCCAGTGTGATGACAGGACTCCAGGGGGATCTGGAATTGAAAAAACAGACGGGTGTCACTTCTGCTGAATGGGCTGGAGAACAGACTATAGCAGTAAAGACAGATCCACAAGTGGGCAAGTTCACGCTTTCGCCTAAAAGATTGGCAGCTTTTACGGATGTCAGCTCTCAGCTCTTGATGCAGTCAAGTATATCTGCTGAAAACTGGATACGACAGGATCTATCGAGGGCCATAGCCAGGAAGCTGGATGCTACCGCTCTGAATGGTACAGGTGCGGCAAATCAGCCGTTGGGAATCCTGAACTTTTCTGATATCAATACAGTAGCGATTGGTACAGATGGTGGAGCACCTACCAGGGAGAAACTCCTGGAGATGGTAAAGGAGATCGCTGTGGATAATGCTGATCTGGGAGATATGGCATTCCTGACCACTCCAGGAGTCAGGTACAAGCTACAGACGACAAAGGTAGACGCTGGCTCTGGACTATTTGTCTGGAATAATATGGCTAATGATCTCTTAGGCTACAGAGCTGAGATCAGTACAAATGTGCCATCTAATCTGGCCAAAGGAGCTGGTACTGATCTGAATGCCATCATTTTTGGTGTCTGGAATCAATTAATCATTGGTCAGTGGGCTGGAGCTGACATCATCGTGAATCCATACACTAAGGCTAAGGAGGCCACTGTGGAGGTCGTTGTGAATTCCTTCTGGGATATTAACAGCAGGCATGATCAAGCATTCAGCGTGATTAAGGATGCAGACGTATCATAATCATTTATGAAATCGAATTATCATAACACTATGTCAGGGAGGTATGCAGATACCTCCCAGCATGGTTATCTAAAGCGCAAAAATGGCAGATTTAAAAAAGAAAAAGGAAAAGGCGTCAAGTCCAAAAACGACAACTGTCAAAAGCAGTGCGGAGGTGAAAACTGCGCCTGTCAAAACAGAGGCGAAAGCCACAGCAAAGCTGAAGAAAGCTAAAAAAATAAAATTCCTCAAAAGTCCTACAGGTCTTTATAATCTGGCCTATAATATAGGAGATACCATGATGATAGATGACGCTGATCTCTTAGAGGAGATGATCACAGCTGGCATCTGCACAACTGATACAAAATAAATGAAAAGATATAACATCCACATAGCAGATGTAACAGCAGATCAGGAGGACATCACTCTGGCTGCTGCTAAATCATTTCTTCAGCTGGATGATTATGATGAGGAAGATGACCTGATCTCTGAGCTGATCGCTGCCAGTCGTGAATATTGTGAGGGGTTTACTAAGCGATTATTCATAAAGCGTGAAGTGGTAGAGTATAGAGATGACTATACAGATGTATATCCTATCCAGCAGTCTATCAGGAGTCAGTCTATGCAGACTTACTACCCTATCGCTGAGCTGACATCTATAGAATATTACATAGATGATGCGAAGGAAGCAGTATCATCCAGCGTTTATGACTCAGATCTGCATGGAGGGACTACAGTGATCATGCTGAATCCTGGACAGTCCTGGCCAGTCGCTGATCAGGGGCCAGGTAAAGTGATATTAACCTATGATAGCGGATATGACGAGACTCCGAAAAAAGGAATCATAGCGCAAAAAAAATTAATCAGGACGTGGTATGATGAGAGATATGATGGCATCAGGCGGCATCCTTCTCTGGTGGATAATCTACTGCACTCACTTATAAGGTATCACTGATGAAGAATCCATATAGAGGACATAT